AGGAAAGGAGCACGAGGCCCCAGGAGCCTTTGGCCCCTGGAACTATCCTCCTTGAGGTCCACTTTTAACCCACTACAACTTGTCTATTTAAAAAATTTAGTCATGAGCAACGTTTTCAATTCATCGCAGTACCGCGACACAGTCCTAAAGATCCTTGGAAAGAAGAATGCACCATCAACATCAGACCCAAAGTCCCACTTCCCGAGGCAGTTTACCTATGACCATGACAAGATAAACGCCAAGTACATTGCTGAGCTAGTAGTTAGGCACAACTTAAAGCCCAGGATACCGGAAGTGATCAATGAGCTGGTGAAGGAGGACCCCTTCGACTTTCCATTCTTCAACACAGACTTTGAAGAGGAAACCGAGTTCAACGCCGACCCCCCAGACACTGTTGAGATCCCACAAGGCACGTCACACTTCATACCAAAATATTATCCCAGATTCAAGGTGTCACCCTACGATCAGACATTCCTAAACCAGTGCATGTACCACCTGCTAGTGAGCGTCGACTCCGACGAAAACACAGCCACAATGCAACACCTACTCCGCGCAGCCAAGACCTGTGCCTATGGGAACGGAAGCATCAAAGGGATGACAACCAGACTCGAGAAGATGAGAGAGATAGCAGACGGCATTGGGAAGAACAAGCCAAGACCCATCTACTCGATGGGGTACGGCACCCTTCGTGAGGTGAGCGAGATGTTCGACAAGTACCTGCCACTGCCGCCCATTGAAGGCGGGGAGGAGGCCCTTGGACTGAACGTCAATCTCTCACACATGGTAGACCCCATATCAGGCGAGTCCCAACTCCCCACTGTCAACCGCAAAGCCATGGCAGGGGCACCATTCAGCCAAGTCGAGAAGAAGGAAAGCCACATCATCGACGCGATCTTCAGCGGGGACATGTTCCTGCAGGGAGTGAGCACAGCCCTCACAGACGGCATAGACGATGAATCGACTGACAAACTTCTCAAGGAAGTCCTGGCGGACTTCGGATGGCTCAGAATCGGATACCTCTTCCCAAAGTCAGAGCGGTACGACATCGACAAGTGGGAGACGAAGACTCGCTGCATATGGGCAGCACCCTTCACGACCCACCTTCTACTTGGAGCCGCTTCAACCACGCCCCTAGAAGGCTCGCCCAACGCGCTATTCTATGACACCCCATCCCTCGCAAAATTCAACCCGTTCCACGGAGGACTGAACGTCATTGTCCAGAAAAGCATCTCCCCAGGGTCACACTTCTTCGTGTACGCCGACAACATCTACCTCTCTCTAGAGGAGGTCGACGGCAGCCACACGTGGTACTCCATCGACCTTGAGAAAGGGGAGAGCAACGCAACCCCGGACAAGGCCTCAGCCATAGCCTACCACCTCCTAACGAGGGGATGGTCAACCGTGGAAGGCGAACCAAACTTCAATGTCACCTGGGCTACAACCCTGCTCAGGCTGGCACCACACATGGTAGTGAATCCCCTGTGCGTACTCGGCAACTCTCAGTTCCCGTTCCCGGGCCAAGGGAGCGGAAACGCCTGGACGTTCCTGATCAACCACCTCCTCTCAGCGCTAGTAGTTGAGAAAATGTCAATGGTGAGAATCCCAGGTGAGGTGCCCCGCAAACGCACAGGCGCAGAGCTAAGAGATCTCCGCCCCGACGACAACCCAACAAGCAAGTTCCAGGCACAAATGCTGGCCCCACTCGGGCTGAACGCGAAGGTAGAGGCCACCATCAAAGACCTTGAGCTAAAACTCAACGAGTGTCGGGCATCAGCGCCAGACGTCGGATACTTTGCGTCAGAACCCACAGAGGGACCCCCACCGGTGCCGATGCCGACCGTCGACCTTGACCTATTGGGCTGGGCCGCGACATGGAGCCACTTCCACGAGAGGTTCATACCAACCCTCGACCCACAGAGGCTCTACAAAACCGCAGCCCTCGCGAGAGGTCCGGAAGACAGGCAAGAGGACGAAGCAGGAGGAACAGTCGTCGCACAGCAGATCTACTACACAGCCAGGTACGAGGCCCTACGAATGGTAGGGGGCTGCAACTACCCAATAATTGACATAGCCGCATCCGAGGCTGCCGAGAGACACAGGTCCAGAGCGGCCAAAGCGATGGCCGCACTTGGTGAGTCGGCATCGAGCGCCGCCTGGGAAAATGGACTCAGCAGAACAGAATTCGGAGAGGAACTCAACAACTCATCCGTGCAGGAACGCGTGACTGGAGCAGCCATGCGAGACCTGCACGGCGGGGACCCAAAACCCAAAGAGTCAGTGCGACAGGGCATCGACAGGCTAAAAGATAGACAAGTCTTCAATGAGAGGCAATACCAATCCGCAAAAACCAGCCTCTCAGCCGTAGGGAGAAAAATCCAAACAGGAGCAGTCTCTAGGATTGGGCTTTCACCAAAGGAGTCACTTCTACGAACAGAAGTGAAGGCCACGCTGGCGTACCGGGCGAAGCTGTCCCAGCTGCGGAACGACCTGAGAACCTCCCCAGCAGAACAAGAGTCAATCGCTCTCAAACTGCTACTAAGGGAGAGCACGAAGGCCGTCAAGCAGGCGGAAGACATCGCCAAGGTTTTCGACGTCACACAGACCCATCATCAGCAGGCAGAGCAGCGAATCGCACCCACTGCTCGCCCGAGGGAGAAATCCGCTGCCAAACTAGCAAACCCAGTGGCAATGTACCACGTCTCGTACCCATTGGGCGCGAGCCGCATCGAGCCAAAGAGCAGGAACGCTAGGAAAAGGGCAGCCAAGAAAGCAAGAGAAAGAGACTGAGCCACCAGACAAACCCACAACACCATCCCC